GAACGGTTCATGGTTATCGTTAGCACTCACAGCGTGTTTACTCGCTGATGCTCGATAAACACTTTCATTATTATTTGTTTCTTCAAAGGTACTCGCCCTCTCTTCCTCGGTGCACCTACCTGTATCACAGTTGTAATACAAAGTTGAACAGTGTCCGGTCTCACCGCTGAATCGATTCTTCAGTACTCTTACTTTTGTTTCGTTAGATAGCCTGTCGCTTTGTTGGTTGCGTTCCAATCCGATGACCATGTCCGATAGCTGTGCGATTGCTTGGGACCCTCGGAGGTGATGCAGACTTACTCGTCCACCCTCTTCATGTCCTGTATCCACACGCTTCAAGTGACTGACCAATACCATACCACACCCTGTCTCCTCAACAAGAGATCGTAGCTTGGTCATTGTATTGTCGATCAGTCTGCGTTCGTCGTCTCCTTGGATGCCACTAACAACAATCGATAGGTGATCTAGGAATATCCATTTACAATCGAAGCCCTTGATCAGATACCTAATCTTAGATAACAGATTGTCGGACTCCATACTCCCGAAGTGATCGTAAGTGTAGAACTTACCGTTGCCTACTGTCTTATCAAACGCAGGTTTCAGTTCTTTCTCGTCTAACATATCATCGTCTAGGTGTAGTGGTTTGTTCATGTGTATTCCAAGGATACCCAACGCTGTACGCCTGACGGATTCTTCAAGAGCTATGTAACCAACAGTCTCACCCAACCCTAACAGATGGTGTGCGATCTCACGACAGAACAGACTTTTACCAATACCACTACCAGCAGTAACAGTAACTAGTTCTCCTAGTCTCATGCCGTGTGTTATGTGGTTCAGTCCGATAAACGGATACGGTTTGCTTTTGTGTTCCTCCTTGTGAGAGATAACATCCCAGAGTTCCTTACCGTTTACGATACCGTCCGGTCTGTACTCACGAGCGTCGAACAAGCACTGTACTAACTCTTTACTACGGTTAGCAACAAGCATGTCGTTAGCGTCTTTAAGAGGTAGCTCTGCGATGTGTGCTTTACCAGGTGTCAAGAGTGCTGCACATTCTGCTGCTCCCTTTCTGCCCACATCATCCATGTCGAAGCAGAACACTACTTGATCGTATCTGTCTAACCAATCGATAGCTTGAGCAACAAACTTCTTAGCTGCTCCTGCTCCGTTAGGTACACTGACGACTGGCCACTTGTTATCGAAAGCTTGGCTGATACTCAGAGCATCTACCTCACCCTCACACACAACTACTCGTCTGCCTCCGTCTCGCCACAGGTGCTGACCATATAACCCAATCAGCTCTCCTCTTGTAGCAAAACTCTTGTCAGCAAACCGTAGCTTCTGTGCACATGTCTTACCGTCTCTTGTTTTGTAGTTAGCTATTTGTACAGGCTGTCCATTCACAGTACCCATCCAATATCCCCACTTCCGGCAGGTATCTTCAGTTAGGTTTCTTCGTGCTATTGCTTGAGGTGATCCGTTTACAAACTCTCTCGGTGTTGGTTCGCTCACTCGTCCTCCTCCTCCAGCGTGACTGTTACAGCTGAAACAATGCCAGCTTCCGTCGTCGTTAGTGGCTCTTGCATCACTTGATCCGCACTTAGGGCAGGGTTGGTGTGTGTTGGTGAAAGCCATGATTTTGGTATAGTTTTATTTGCATATATTATGTTTTTCTTTTCGCACCAACGAGCGTATGTGGTGTCACTTCCTTTCCGTATCTTGTTAGAAGCATTCATAAATACGAGACGGATGTCTAGGTGTGGATGTTGTTCTCGTACTAGTAGATGCTTCTTCCTATCGTCCACCGTCCACACACCTTTAGCTTCAATGATGATGCCGTTAGGTAGTATGAAATCTGGAGTGTAGGTAGCAACCTTTCGGTATTCAAGCTTCAAAGTCTCGTACTCAAAAGCAACACCACATCGCTGTAGCTGGTTAGCTAAGGTTTGTTCGAATCCAGACCGGTACTTAGAAGTTGGCGATGACCTCTTCTTCCGTTTCTTCCGCATCGAATCCACCCTCTAAGTTCTCACCGCCATTAACAAATCCTTCTTCTTCAGTAGTGAATCCAAACGCAGATGCTGCGATGCTGGATACTCCACCTTCCCCAAGTTTAAGGACTTGTACTGCTTGCAACTCAAAGGTCACCCCAAACCCAACAGCTGCTGTGTAGTAGAACTTAGGACGGAACGCTACATTGACTTCGCTTCCTCCCCATACTTTTACTTCCGGATCAAGATGTTTACCAGCTGAATCATACAGAGCAATTGACATGTGATACTCACTGCCATCTCGTCTGCGTCCACCAGCTTTCATCTTTACTTTAATCAGGTATCCACCATCCACTTCATCAATCGGGAACTCACGCTGTGTGATTCCTTTACCGGGATTAGCTTCCTGTGTTTCTCTCAGCTCTTCCTCGTACAACGGACGAAGCTTCTGTTTGATAGCGTCTGCTTGTTCTTTATCAATGATGAGATCACAGCTGTACACACCAAACTCCGGTTCAAACTTTTTGTTTGGTTCATTCAAGTGACAGTACTTAGCCACCCCTTTAGCTTTAATAATCTCGTGTTTCTTTCTAGCTTTCAGTGCCATATCTATTATTTATTATCGGTGTTAAGACAACAGATACTTCATACGCTTTACTGCCGAGACATCTAGGTCTCCAAGTTCAGGCACGGATGGAAGTTCTGCGGTCGGATTGTTGTTGATTTGCTCCATTCTGAACTCGGTCAGGAGATCAACAGAAAAAGTCCTTTGGTACATTTGTCGTACAATCGTATTACATTTTCGTACATTACAAGCGTGTGTCACAAAGCAGTCATGAATAGTAGCTAAGTCAAAGTCAACCTCATTAGCTACTTGATGAACGATACAAGCGTCCAGACTGTGGATAAAGTTAGCAGTCACTGCGTTGCCTTGTCCCTTCGGATCAATCTTATTATCTAATTCATCAGCTGTGATACTCATAGATAAGTTCTGAAAGACAGATTGTACCTCTACCTTCTTATACTTACGGTAGCTTTGTACTACTTTAAATCCAGTAGGCGTTGTCCAAGTAACAGCGGAATCGTAACCTAAAGCTCGTACACTCTCTCTTAAAAAGTTCATTACTTTATTTACTGGACGACATACTTGGTTAGCTAATCGGTTAACAATCTTACTCACCCATATCACAGAGGTAAGCATCTCTCCAGTACTTGTCCACGGATGGTTAACTCCTATGCTTTTAAATAAATCCTGTACAAGATTGTAGTGGGTAGCACCGTATGGTCTGTTCATTACTGCTAACTTAGCTAACTTACGAGAGAATCCATACTGCATCCAACTCTGTGCTAGTGTACCTCCGTCCTTCCTCAGCTCATCGTACACCATATCACTGAACTCTGTGTACATATCATTCGCTTGGTCTTCTTCCACCAGGTTGCACATCCTACCCGTGTCCTTATCCCGTAATAACAACGATAGTATCTGCATACCATTATTGGAACAGTCCTGACGCACAGGTAAGTAGCTGACATATCCGTGTCCCTCCTCCATGTACTTCTTAAACTCTAAACAGAATCTCAGGAAACAAAACGGATCACTTGCATCTGTCCACCAATCAGTACCGTGTGGATCATTCGCTGCTTCAAGGATAAAGTTCTGTCTCTTACCTATCCACTCCAGTCTCTCCTCTCGTGTACCCTTCACTCCCCACATGTTAGCACCGTGTACAAGTACCGCTTCTAAGTCCTCTTCATCCACCACTTGCTGACCGTTCTTAAAGTCCAACAAACTCTTAGCTAAATCTGATCCCTGTGGGTGTAAGTAGTACGGAATAGCGTACACTCTGCCCCGGTAATCACAACGATACGGAAAGTACAGCTTGTCCCAAGTCTTATATATCTTAGCTAGGTGTAAAATCCTACAGGTCTGATACCGCTTGCTGTTGTTAGCATCGTTAGCTTGTTTAATATCTTTTTGCTTTAACTTCCAAGCTCGTAGCTCGTGCGGACAATCACCCGTATACCTCGGTTGCTCTGGTATCGTACCAAAGTTAGGAATGTTTCCAACCACCCGCTCAAGTTCCCAACACCTAAGCACAATGTCTAACATATCCGTATTAATCTGCCACTCTACCTGTTGCAACTTGTTACAAGCAGCAAATGCGTGGTGATAGCTCTTCTCGTAATCCTCAAACCACTCAACAGGTTTACCAGTGATAAACTTTTGTGGAGGCATGTGCTTGACGCTGTACCCACCACCCACTAATCCGTACCAATCAACAGGACGGTCAGGTAATGCCATCTTAAAGACACGAGTCGTCTCCTTCCACGCATCAAACCTCTGTATCCAATCTTTAAATTGTGCGGTAGGTAAGACAATGCGTTCCGGTTTGTGCCCCTTCTGTCCGCCTGTATTAAATCCAATCTCCCACAACCCTGTCTCCAATCGTATCTCTTCCAACAACCAAGCACCAAGAGCTGTCTTACACTTACTGTCCCACAGCGTGAACCGCTCTTCCTCATAGTCATAGAACTGCTTCAGCTTCATTGCCTTTGACCGGTCATCCAACGCTAACAGATCAAGCTTGTTCGGATGCATGGTCTCTAGTGCTTTGTCCCACCTCGCTTGGTTCTCAAATGCTTTGCCTATCTTGTACGCCATCCTACCAACAGGTAAGTTGTATTGGAGGTGATCAAGGAATGTCTGCAACGCTGACGCTGCGACTTGGTACGGACACATATCTAAAATGAAGGTAAGGAACAGCGGTGTAGTGTGTTCAGTATTACCTCCGAATGTGTACATGAAATCCTCTACCTTCTTACCAAGCTTCGGAGCCATGACCCGTAACATCCGCTTACTAGCATCCGTTTTACTACATTCTCCTTCTGCTCGTAGCTTTGCTTGTCGGTTACGATATTGTGCCCGTCCCCACTCACGCATCCGCCACACATGACCCCGTTCACTCATAAGTTCTCAAACCAATCAAAGTTTCCTTTTGGCTTCATCCTCGGACGGTTAGAACGAATAGCAATCAATCGCCCGTCCTCATCCCGCTTGTATGTACCGTCTTTGTTCCGTTCGAACCCGTAAATCTCTGTCATCATCCAGAACTGTTGGAACCCATCGTTGATAGCTTTGTGATCGATTGAACTGTAGTCTAGATCGTGGCGAGCACACCCCTGAACTATATGATTCTCACTGAACATCTCGGTCTATTAACTCCTGTCTAAGTATGTCCGCTTCAGCTTCCCAGAACAGGTCAGTGCTTGAGGTGGTGTTCGATCTCGTAGAAGGAGAGTTTGTACGCTTCGCAGTAGTCCTTTTGATCGTCCTCATAATCCATCGCCCGTAAGTTTTCAAGGTGTTCTTCAAGTTCTTCGTCAAGTTCATCATCGTATGGGTTGTATCGGTTAAGCCAGTTGTCGTAGTTAACTCCTCTCATTCCTCCTCCAGTTTCTCCAAGTGTTCTTTATAAAGCTGTAAGGACAGGTAAAGGTCAAGCCATCTTCCGTCAAGCTCTCGGTTCATATCGTTGTTAAACATGTGGAACATCAGTTCCTCGGTCATGTCTATTGGGTCAAGTATGTGAATCGCAGGCGATTGCATCGTGTTAACTTGCTTCGCCCGATTAACACTCGTTAGTTCTTTCATAGCATATCATAAGCCCAGGCAAAGAGCAGTAATCCACAGATCAGGAAACAGCCAAAGCCTAGCATTGTCATCATTGTATTGGGTTGTCGGTTGTTTGTCGGATCATTCCTTCAATCGTGCTCGGTTGCCTGGACAACAATTCGTCTTGCAGTTCAATCAATCGATCACGGACAGTTAAGTTGTCAGGTAGTTTTTCACGGACACGTAAGTAATGATCGATCAAAGTCTGGATAGATATATCGTCAAGCGTGGATAAGTCAGCAGGGTTAGTGTTATTCAAAATCATGATCGATACATCTTGTGCCTTCGTTCTCTCGCCCTTGCAAGCTTTTATCGCAAACATCACAGGTATTAGTCGGTCTATTTCGATAGTATTGTTTGAGTTTGTCTTTGATGTCTTCCATCATTTGTTCCTTGGATGCTATGTTAGTTCCACTGATCGGCAACTGACGACACCCCCACGCTATAAATGGCATAGAGGAGCTGTGAGAATCGATCCGATAGTAGAAAGTCATGTTCTGGTAGATAAATGAAACGCTCATTGATGTTCTTTTATTTGTTTATTCAATCGGCACAAGTAGCCGTATGCAGTCATAACATAATATTTCTTAGTGTTTACTCTATCGGCTAAGGCTTTGCTGAATAGCTCAGTGACGGCTTTATCCGTAGCTTTATCTAATACGATGTAAGAATGGTTCATGACACAACAAGCCAAAGAAGGCACAGCCAAGACGCAGCAGCACTTGCAACGATGCAGCACCCTATGAAACAATTTTCTAATCGCTGTGAAGCTTTTGGCATTTGACAGTCATCAAGGTTAATAAGGCGGTCTTTATCGATGGTAACTTTCATGGTATTAGTTGAATAAAGGATTTTTGGAGATTCGTGTGAGTTTACGCTTTGCACCGATTAAAGTATTACATAGATCAGGAAAAGCGTGTGAGTTATAACTTACTTTGATTTCTTCAGTATGCGTTACGCTGTTGTAACAAATGTGGATGAAACCGCCCCGATAAGGTATAGTGTGAAAACAATTCTTGTTCATTATGCTACAACCTCACTTTCCAGTTCTTCAGGAGCAAGGATACCGTACCCACCCCAGTCTGAATAGATATTGATACCTTGTTCCTCATACAAACGGTTGCGTTCTTCAGATTGTATCTTCAAACCGTATCCTCTGGGATCACCGTTCACATATAACAAACTTGAATCGTTAGGCTGTAAGATTTCTTCAAGTTCTTGTTCAAACTGATTATGTTCTAGCAAGTAATCTTCGTAATCAATAGCACCGTTGCAGTAGTCAGTATTGATAGAACAAACTCGCTTTTCTAATGCGTATAGATCAGAAATAAAATCTTCTCTGGCATCAGGA